AGCGTTTCCTGCAAAATTGCCAAATTTGCAAGGATTGCATACTTGTTGACTATGTTTTGTTTGCTTGGGAGGTTTTACAGATGGCCATGCCGCGAAAATCCGTCAATATTGCGACGGGCAAAATCGGAAAACAAAAACGGCTGAACAAAAAACAGCAGGAGGAACAGCTAAAGCTGGAACGCGACGAGATCGAAGCGGCTCCGCCTTCGTGGTTGGTTCCCGAAGCGGCGGCAGAATACAAGCGCGTAGTCAGACAGGCGGGCAATATCGGAATCCTTGACAATCTTGACTTGACTTGCCTTGCCGTTTACGCGGCGGCCTATGTGCAATTCACGGAGGCGCACCGAAACATGATGGCGGACGGCTTTGTTACCGTCAACAGCAAGGGCGCGGAAGTGCCGTCCCCGTGGGTTGGCGTTGCCGATAAAGCCGCGGCTCAAATTATGAAATGCTCTTCAAAACTTGGGCTTTACACTACGGACAGATTGCGCTTGATAGTCCCTGAAAAGGAAGTACCGAAAAGCCCCGTTGAAAAGTGGTTGCAGTTTTTGCCGTCGGCGGCAGACAGACGGGCGGCGGTAAACGATGCTTGACAGGACAACGGAATACGCTCGCCTTGTGGTTGACGGGAAAAGGCTGACGGGACAGGCGGAGCGGCAAGCGTGTGAAAGGCACTTGCGGGACATGGCGGATAAGTCAAACCCGTGGATATTTGATGCAAGAGAAGCTGAACGGCATATATCCGTGGCGAATATGCTGACAATAGGCGAAGGACAGGCCAAGCCTTTGAAAACAAGGGGCTTTCAGGATTTCATCATCGGCTCCCTTTTCGGATGGCGCAAGAAGCGGTCAACACAGCGGCGGTATCGTGAAGCCTATATACAGATGGGGCGGCAGAATGGCAAGTCCTTCATCGCGGGCGAGATGTGCAACGACTTTGCGTCCTTCGCAGACTATCAGCGCGGGCGGATATTTTGCACGGCGACGAAACAGGCACAAGCCGATATCGTTTGGGATGAGTGCGCGGCGTTTATCGAAAGCGATGACGGACTCAAAGAATTATACAAGATAAGACACTATGACAGGACTATCACTTCTCTTGTAACAGGCACGACGGTGAAGGCCATCGGCAGGGACACAAAATCGGCAGACGGTTTCCGTTCTATCTTAGCTATCATCGACGAGTATCACGCACATACAACGAATCAAATGTATAAACTCATGCTTGACGGCCAGATCAATGTCGATAATGCGCTTACCCTTGCCATAACTACTCCGGGATTTAATTTGAACGCGCCATGCTATGAACAATATCAATTTGCAAAAAAAGTCCTTTCGGGCGTTGTGAAAAAAGATTCGCTCTTCGTTTTTATTTGCGAAATGGATGATGATGATGATATTTGGAATCCGGCAAACTGGGCGAAAGCAAATCCTTTTTACTTGTGGAAAAACGACACAGAACTCAATCAAGAGAAAATAGCACGCATGGCAGAAAAAGCAATCGAAGCGAAGGAAAAACAAGGAGCGGACCTTGTGAATTTCCTTACAAAATCTCTTGGGCGTTGGGTGTCGTTTTCGGGTAGTAAACTCCTGAACCTCGACAGATGGAAAGAGTGCGGCACCGATAGGACGATAGCGGATATGGCGGGCGGGGACGCTTATCTTGGCATCGACCTTTCAAGCGGCGGCGACCTTACGTCGATTGCGTTGCTTTTCCCGCTTGGCGGCGATGACTGCTATATTTGGTCTCACAGCTATTTGCCGGAACTGCGGCTTGCAGAACATGAGAAAAGCGACGATGCGCCGTATGGGTATTGGTCGGGCGCGGGCTTGATTACGCTGACAAGTGGTATCTACGGCATCAAGACGGATTATCGCTACATCATTGAAGACTTGCGGAAACTGATAAATGAGTACAATATCCGCGTCATCGGGTGCGGCTATGACAATCATAATGCGTCGGCCTTTCTTGCGGATTTGGAAACGGTGCTTGACTGTGATTTGACGGAAGTCAAGCAGAGTGCGCGGTCGTTGAACGAGCCGACGAAAGACTTTGCTTTGAGTGTTGAGGCGGGCACGGTATCCTATGACAAACAAAACTCCTTGCTTTCGTGGTCCGCGGCGAACGCGATATTATCCGCGCCGAACTCTTTTGGTGAGATTAAGATTGACAAGATGAAAAATCAACAGCGAATCGATCCTATTGACGCAATTATAGACGCTTGGGCTTTATGGCTACAAAGCAAACGAAGCCGCCCGCCGTCCGGCGAAGAGGCTTTTGATATATGGTTAGGCATCACGGGAAATGATAAAACAGAATAGCGGCCCGCGAAAGCGGGCTTTTCTTATGTCCAAAAGGAAGTGAGTATCATGAGTTTATGGGACAAAATAAAGGCGCGGTTCTCCCGCAACGAAGCCGTCATCCCGTCATGGCCAGCGTTCTTCGGCGGCGGGGATGGCGGACAGTATGGCGCGGACATCTCGGAGATTACTTATTTCACTTGCCTGAAAACGCTTTCCGAGGCTCTCGGTAAAATGCCCGTGCATCTTGTGGACGCGGAGAAAAAGAGACAGCCGCACGAAACGACGCGGATCGTCGAAACGCAAGTCAACAACGTGCAAACGCCAGTCCAGTTTTTTACACAAATGGAGTATGCGCGGAACCACTACGGGAACGCATACGCCTATATTGCGCGGGACGCACGCGGGCGCGTTTCGGGGCTGTATCCTTTATATCCGCCCGCCGTGCAGATATGGATAAACAATACCGAGGCGATAACGGCGCGGCCTTATTATTATTACTATGTGGAACCGGAAAGCGGCGGCGCGTATTACCTGAACCCGGAAGACGTTATCCATGTAAAAGCGTGGATAACGGAACCGTCGGGGCACGCGGGGAAAAGTGTCCGGCAGATTCTAGCAGAAAGCCTGACAGGAAACAAGGCAAGTCAAGCGTTTCTCAATGACTTATACCAAAAGGGCTTGACGGCGAACGCGGTTGTGAAATACGTCGGTGACTTGTCACGCGATAAACAATCCGCGATGCTCAAAAACATTGAGGCACAGGCCCGCGACAACGGGCGGCGCATGATTGCCCTTCCTGTTGGCTTTGACTTGCAGACGCTCGACTTGAAGTTGTCCGATTCGCAGTTTTTTGAACTGCAAAAATACGGCGCGTTGCGGGTGGCGGCGGCTTTCGGCGTGAAGCCGAATTTTCTCAACGATTATAGCAAGTCCAGCTATGCCAACAGCGCGGCGCAAAACTTGTCCTTCTATGTGGACACGTTACTCTACAATGTCAGCGGGTACGAACAGGAGATGAACCGCAAGCTATTGACACAGGCGGAACAAGCGGCGGGCATCGGGTATAAGTTTAACCTTTGGGCGATACTTCGTTCAGATCCCGACAAGCAAGCGGAGATAATAAGGACACTCACAACGACGGGCATATACTCCGTTGACGAAGCGCGTTATCGTCTCGATATGCCGCCTTGTGACGGCGGGAACGTCCACATGATTCCGGGCAATTATATCAAATTGCAGGATATTGGAGCCTACATCGACACATCGAAAGGAGGTGTGAATGATGCTCAAAGTGCAGAATAGCGCAGAGGCGGCGGAACTGTATATCACGGGTGACATTATCGACGATACGGACGGTGCGATGGTAGCGGCGTGGGATTTAGCCGACGGCTATCAATGGCCCGCCGACATTCATGCACAGCTCGAAAGCGTCAAAGGAAAGCCGTTGACAGTCTATATTAACAGCGACGGCGGCTCGGTTCCTGCGGGTGTTGCGATTGCAAACATGATAGCGCGGCACGATGCGCCGACAAAGGCCGTCATTGATGGTTGGTGTTGCAGTATTGCTACACAGATATTTTTCGCGGCACAGACGCGGGAAATGCCGGAGAACGCCTATCTCATGATTCATAAACCGTGGACAATCGCAAGCGGTGACGCGGACGAGATGATGCGGGCGGCGGCGTATCTTGAGACGATTCAGGCGGGGCTTGAAACGACGTACCAACACGCGGCGCGTGACGGCGTGACGGCTGAACAGATTCACGATTTAGTGAACGCGGAAACATGGCTCACGGGCAAGGATGCGGCGGAACTGTTTGATATTTCCATCACGGAGGCCGCGCCCGTTGTGAACTGTATCGGCGGGAAAATGGCGGCGAAGATTAAGCCGCCGACAGGGTTAGTCATTAACAAGACGGAGCGAGAAGAAATTCCCGCGCCGACTTTTGATGAAGAAGCAGAAAAACATATTAACAAAATGCGGGCGAAGGCGAAAGCCGCGCTCGCGCTCATGAAAGGGGCAATGACAAAATGAAGAAGTCAGACGAACTCAAGAAGGTTGTGAACGAGATTTCCACCAAAGTGGAAGCGGCACAACAGGCAGAACAGTTTGAAGAGGCGGGCAAGCTGGCCGACGAACTGACTGCGGCGGTAAACTCGTACAAGGCGGCGAAGGCTCTCGAGGACGCTGAACTCGACGCTTTCAAAGGCACGGCGGCACCCGTCAAGGCGGCACCGAAGGCCGACGCGGCAACGATGAACCGCGTATTTAACAAGCTGGTGCTTGGTCGCCCGCTGGACGATGCGGAGCGCGAGGTTTACGCGGCGAACCGCAAGGCGTTTGACAGCCCGGGCACGCCGGGACAGGTCGAAGCCACGGCCGCTAAAGGTGGGTACCTCGTTCCGACGGAACAGCTCAACATTCTTTACGAATATCGCCGCATGTATTCCCAGCTCCGGGATTATTGCAACGTCTTTCAGATTTCCAAGCCCACGGGGAAATTTCCGGCTATCGGCGCGGAGACTGGCAAGCTCACGTCCTTCGAGGAAATTACGCAGATCACCGCGCATGATGTCGATTTCAGTCAGGTCACTTGGGAGACTGTGGACTATGGCGACATCATCCCCATCAGCAACCAGCTCATCGCTGACGCCGATTTCTCGATTATGTCTATTATCGGCCAGCGGCTTGCGCGTAAGGCCGTTAACACCGAGAACGACGTGATTGTTTCGGCTATCAACACGGAGCTTTCCAGCCCCACGACTATCACGACTTATAAGCAGCTTCTCAAGGCGTTGAACGTCACGCTCGACAGGGCGTTTTTTGCGAACGCTCGCATTTTCCTGAATCAGGATGCTTTCCAGTGGCTTTCGACGCTGGAGGACGCTATGAACCGTCCTCTCCTTGTGCCTGACGTGGCTATTCCTGACAGCTATCGTTTCAGGGGCAAAGAGGTTGTGGTTGTGCCGAATAGCGTCATGCCGACGGTCACGGTTTCCAGCGATGACCTCGCGCCCATCTATGTCGGTTCGATGGCTGACTTTGTGGGCTTCTTCGAGCGTGCGGGCGTGGAGATTGCAACGAGCACCGATTTCATGTTCGACAAATATGCGACTGCGATGAGGGCTGTCCTCCGGTTCGGCGTGTCTATCCTTGACGATGACGCGTTAATCAAACTGCAAGTCAAGGTCAATTAAATGGTGACGGTAGCAAGCGCGAAAGAATATTTACGAATTGACGGCACGGCGGAAGACACGCTCATGGCGACGTTGGTCTCCGCCGCGTCCGCTTATCTTGCCGGGGCGGTTGACGATTTCGCCGCGAAATATGCGGCGGATGAGTCTTTCGCCGCGCTTGCGGATATGTTGGAACTCGCATACATCGTCGAAGCGTACCGAAACAGGGACGCTATCAACGATCCGCGGGCAAACGACAAGCATTTTTCGTATATGTTCTTTTCGCAGATGACACAGCTTCAAACGTGGGTGGTGGCGTCTCCATGATGAATACGGGACAGGCCATGCGTACTACAATAGACGATTTGGCCGAGCGTATCGAAATTAAATATGCCGCCACAACACAAGACGCGGCGGGCAACATCATCAAGGGCACGGAGACTTCACGGGGTGTTTGTTGGGCGAAGGTGCTCCCGATTAAAGCGGTTATCGGTGACGGCTATAACGAGAACGTGAACGAGATTTCATATCGCGTCACGGTGCGTTATAGAACCGACATCGAACCGACGGATATTGTAATATGGCGCGGGAAACGCCTCGCCCTTTTATCTCCCGCTTATGACGCGGAAAGCCGCCATATTTGGACGGTATTCGATTGCAGGGAGTTGGTCGAAGATGCGTAAAAAAGGCGGCAGAAGCGGATTCGTGCGCGGCACGATCACAGGCGGGCGGCAGGTTTACGAAATCCTGAAAGCTATCGGCGAAGAGACCGTCGAAGCGGCGAAGGAAGAAACAAAGCGGCAAGCGGAAATCATCGCGGCAGACGCTCGCCAGCGTTGCCCGGTTGACACGGGCGCGTTGCGCGACAGTATCAAAGTGGTCGAGGTACGCGGCGGGCTTGTTTGCAGGATTTCCGCTAATGCTCGCAACAGCAAGGGTAAGGCTTGGCCTGATTTCGCATACGGTCAGATCGTGGAATTTGCTCCTCCTCACAAAGGCGGGCGGCCCTTTCTGTATCCTGCTTTCGACGCTCATCGTGACGCGGCACAGCAAGCAATCTATGACGCGGTTCAAAAGGCATGGCGCGAGGCAAAGGGGGCACCGGCATGACGACACGCGAAGCTATTTTCGCGGCTCTTAACGTGACGGCTATCACGTCCCTGCTGACGGCCGACGCAGAGGGCCGCTGTATTTACCACGTCCGAAGTCCGGACGCGGGCAGTTATCCAATTTTGATTTATAGCATCATTTCCGATGTCCCTGCATTGACGGCGGATAATACGGAAGAAGAGAGGCGCGTCACGGTGCGAATACATATTTGCACTAGAGACGCCGCCTATGAACCGATATTTTCAAAAGTCAACGCGGCTATGTTGGGAATAGGTGCTATGCGTTACAGTACAAACGAGATTTTCGTGGACGGTGAGTTTATCATGGTCTGCGATTATACACTTGGACAAGGAGTTGATTCATTATGAGCGCACCGACTTCAGGGCAGGTTTCAGCGCAATATATCGGCGTTTCGAATCTCACGGTTGCAAAACAGCTCACCGACGTGGCGGGCGGTTCTGCAACGTATGACACGCCGCTTTCTCTCGGCAAAGTGCTGATTCAGGTTCAGTTGCAGCCGCAGACGGCGAAGGCTGACCTGTATGCAGACAATCAAAGTATTGATAGCGTGAACGTCGTGCAGAAAGTCAATATTTCCATCAACACGGCGGCCCTTCCGCTGGAATATACCGCCTATCTGTTGGGGCATAGCGTGACAAACGGCGTCATGACGGTGGATAAAGACGATGTTCCGCCCTATGTGGCTGTAATGTTTGAATCGAATAAGCGTAACGGGAAAAAGCGTTACGTCAAATATTACAAGGTGCAGTTTAGCGAAAGCGACAGCACGGAGAACACGCAGGGAGAAAACATTGAGTACAACACGCCGACGCTTGAAGGCTCGATGATTTATCGTCTGTCAGATGGCTTGCTTGGCATCATCGCGGACGAAGAGGCACCGGACTATGTAGCATCGACGGGCGCGAGCTGGTTTGATGCGGTTTAATATGCGGGCGGCCTAGTGCCGCCCTTTCCGTTTTGTTTTCTAGGAGGTTACAACATGGATAAGAAGGATATCCCGACTTTGCAATATCGCGGGCGCGAAATTACTCCCGCACCTGTCAAGATGCGCGTGTGGCGTGAACTGCTGAAAGAGGCCGACACGGGTGAAGATATGGCGGCACGGATGGACTATTATCTCCGCATGATTGTGGACGTATTCGGGCGCGACGAAATCACGCTTGAAGTGCTGGACGATATTCTCCCGGTCGCTGACGTTATCCCGCTTTATTCTCAATGCGTGCGGTACGTTTTCGGGCTTTCGGTGGCGCGGTTGGACAAGCTCCCAAACGCGGCGGCCCCGACAGAGGGGCAAATCTGACGCCTTACGAAAATCTGCTTGTCTTCTATGCGCGCTTTCAGGAAAAATACGGCTGGCGCGTGAAAGACGTTGACGAAGCAGAAATGGAATTACTTTTAGATCAGCTTGCGGCGGTGTCCATCGTGGACACGCCGCCGCAAAAAACGCTTTCTATTGAGGATGTGACGTAGTTATGGCAAGTGGAAAAACCGTAGGAAGTTTATATCTTTCTCTTGGCTTAGATATTTCAGAGCTTGAATATGGTTTCGCCCTTGCTGACCGTACCGTATCGCAAGCAATTTCACGTTTCAATCATGAGGCGCAGAATTTAAGATTTCAAGCGCAGATAGACACGAATAATGCGGAGTCTTCTATTGAACGGCTCCGCATACAATACGAAAGCCTCGGCAAACAGATTGACAATGCGCGACAAAAAGAGATGCTTTTGCTTCGCAATTTGGAGGCGACGCGAAACAGTCTCGGCGCAAACAATCCTTTAACTGCAAAGGCCGAAACAGCATTAAAGAGGCAACAAGTCTATATTTCAAACCTTACGCGGCAACAGAGGGAACTAAAGGCGACGATGGACTTGTCTTCGTCTTCCGTTATAAATTTTGCCGACGCTATGAGAGCCGCCCGCGGCGGGGCGATGGGGCTTGCAAATTATATAGCGGCACTTGTCCCCGAGGTTGCGGCATTAACGGCGGTTGTCGGTGCTGGACTTGGCCTTGCAAGCATAACAAAAGAAGCGGCAGACGCGGCGGCCAGCATCGGGGACTTGGGAGATCAGCTCGGCATCGGCACGGAGGCGGCGGCACAGCTTCAAGGCACATTAAAAGCGGCGGGCGTTGAAACAGAGGGCTTTGTGGGCTTTATCACAAAGCTGGACAAGTCCGTCAAGAGTGCTGGCGAAAACGGGAACGAAGTGACGCGCACCCTTTCGCGGTTCGGCGTATCTCTCACAGATGACACGGGCAAGCTCGTTGATTATAACGAACAGCTCCGCCGACTTGCCGAAGCGTATCAAAACGCGAAGGCATCGGGCAACGTAGAAGACTTTTTCGCGGGCATCGGCGCACGCGGCGCGGCGTATCGGGATTTACTCAATAAATTTGAGGAATACTCGCGGCGCGGTGGCGATATGTACGGCACAGGGCTGAAAGATGTTGCTGGCGAAGCCATGCAAGCAACGGACGCGATAGGAGAAGTTGGGGAAAAACTCGATTCTCTCAAACAAGCATTCGCGGCGGCTTTTGTGCCTATTATCAACGACGTACTTCCTCCACTCATTGAACAATTAAAAAATATCCGTAACCTTATGGATGAGAATACGGAGGCCGTTTCCCTTTTTGCCCGTGGGCTTTATGAGGCCGCGACGTTCAATCCTCTCACGGCTGGCCTTAAAGGGCGTGATTTGCTTTTAGGCAAAGACAACAGCGCGGAACAAGTTGAAAAAGCAGAACGGGCGCAACGTGAAGCGGCTCAAAAAACGGCGCGGGCGGCGGCACAAGCTGAACGTGAAGCAAAGGCCGTGGCAGACGCGGAACTCAAAGCGCAGACAGAAAACGCCGAAGCGATTGCGGCAATATGGCGTAAGGCAACGGCGTCAAAGTTGGAGAATGACCTCGCCGCCATAGATGCAAGGATGAAAAAAGAGCTTGAGGCCGCGAACCTGACGGAGCAGGGCAAAGCGCGAATACAAGAGCGATATGCGGCAGAGAAGCAAGTCGCCATAACGAAAACGGCGCAAGAGGTTGCGCGCATGGATCGCGAGTTGTCTGATTCAATCGCCAAGCAAACGAAGGGCGAACTTGAAAACGCGCTTCGTGACATTGACAGACAGGCCGAAGCGACACGCAAAAAGTATATTGATTTATACGGTTCCGTCAGCGAGAAAACGGACGAACTTATCCAGCGGAACGCTGACTTGCAACGGCAAAACGCCATACAGTCCCGCGCTGATAAAGCCTTGACTAGCGAGAAAAAATATTGGGATATCTTCCAAAAGGCGATGTCCGGTCAGACGATGGGCTTTAATGGCGGCTTTAAGATGTTCGACCTTACGGGTGACATGGACGCGCGGCTCAAGGCGGCGGAAGAAGCTATCCGCGCGGAAATGCTGAAAAGCAGGGGCATCACGAACGCCACAGTTAAGACTTCGGACTTGCAGATGTTCGACGCCTTGATGAAGCGGGTGCAGGGCGGCGGGCTTGCGAATGTCGTTGATGATGCGGGCATCATGGGCGAAAAGGTCGCGGCGGCGGTGTCCACTAGCTTGCAGGGCGTGACGGATTCGATGGCGCAAGGAATGAACGCGGGCTTGGCTCCAGCACTTGACAAGATGTCAGCACAGGACGGGCAATATCAAAGCGCGGCCCTTTCGCAATATGAAAGCATACGGCAAGCCGTTGATAATTTGGCGGCCCGCATGGAGAAAAAGGACACGCTTGCGCCGACGATAACGGTGCAGATTGACAGCGCGGTCACGGAAGATTCTGCGAGCATGACGCGCCTTGCGGATAGCGTTGCCGACCGTATAAACGAAGTGCTTGTTCGTTATATTGGCGACAGTCACGGCGGCACGAATACTTATTAAGGGGGGCGTGAAATATGGTTTCTTTTGCATACGGCGGAACGACAGTATATAGCTTGAGCAATCCGTCAAGCGAGACTATCACGCCTGACGATAGGCAACAGGAGATAGAAGTCATAGGCGGCGTGGTGGTGCAAGACTTCGGGCACGTTGCCGCGGGCGATAAGATTTCATGGACGTTGCAGTTTGATTCGACGGCATGGACAAGCATCGTCACATGGTGGGACGCTAGATACATGGTAACGGTTACAGATGCGGCTGGAAATGCTCACACGGTGCGGATCGTTGTCAAAAGTTATAGTTATGTTCCCATGTTCGAGAAAAAAGCGGTTCAGGCCGTTATTGAGTTGTGGTACGCGTAGGGAGGTTGTAAACAATGGCAAACGCATATATTAACCTTTACAAAGGAAGCCCGACTGCGGGCGGCACGGACGGGACGCTGGTTTCGCTTGATGGTGTCGGAACGTCGCCGATCTCGTTCACGCTGGACGCGGCGACAAGTGAAAGCAAGACGCAAAAGGTTGCGCTTCGTTGCGAAAGCGGATATCAGACAACAGGCGACGTGGAGATTTACGCATACGGTTCAAATGAGGATATGTGGCAGTTTTGCGCGACGGAAAGCGGCACATATACTTCGACACTTACAATTTCAAGCACTATCGACGCGACGAATACGGTCTTTTGGGTAAAGGCACTTTCGGACAATAGCGAGGAACCGGGCGTTGACACGTCGGTAGATATCTATGTTGGGGCAGACATTCTCCCTGATACCTAAGAGGGGGATTTCCCATGACTTATAGATGGTTATGGTGTGATACCGAAAGAACGCTTGCGGGCTTGGTAGAACTGCAAGGCGACACGGCGCGGACGATTGAAAATGCAAGCTGGACGACACACGCAGAACTCCACGGAGACACGGAGCGGACTTTGCTTGCCGCGTCTGTCTTGTTGCACGGCGACACAAAAAGAACGCTTCCCGCCGCTTCGCCTGTCTTGCATGGCGACACGGAGCGAACGGTTGTTATTCATGCGCGGCTGCGGGCGGCAACGTCGCGGGCGTTGATAAATACTGTCACACTACACGCCGACGCGGAGCGCGTGTTGCCGTTTTCTGTCAGCTTTACAAGCGGCACGGGCGGCTTGAATAATATAACGATGACGCTGGCGGAAAAAACGCTTTCTGATACTTTCCGCATGATGAGCGCGACGCCGTATAATCTCCAAGACGTCATTCAGGGAGCATTTTTCGATTTCGGGTACAAGTTCCGCGTCGAATCAACGTCTCAGCGCGATTTAATGCAGACAGTCAACGGGACGTATGATGTCGATGAGTTGTTATACAATCCCATCAAATATCACGTCAATCCGTCGGATAAACACGCATACTATCCAAAGCGCACGAACACGCAAAGCGGCCAGCAGGTTTTATATGGTATCACTGCGGCGCAGGTTGCGGCGTTGTGTTGTGCGGGTATCAACAAGACGGCGGTTTGCTATTTCGACGATTTCTTCCCTTCATCGGCACAGGATGACGTGATAACTAATTATCAGTCTGTTCTTTCGGGCGTTTTCGGGTGGACGGCACAGGTGCCGCGGCGACAAATTAACGTATTTATGCGCGGCGGCAACGTGTATTTTCTCCAGCGCGGAAAAGAGGCGGGCGTCATTGACCTCGACGATTACACGCACAGCCGCCCGACGATAGACCGTTCTTTAGTGAGGACGATGTGGGCGCGGCGTGCTGACTTTTATGATTCAATGAACGGTTCGACGGGTATATGGGGCGATTGGTACATTGAGAGTATCAGCGATCCCGACATCAACCACGGCGGCAACGGAACGACGCCGCCGGATGTTACTCTTGATTCTGACGGGCTGGTCGAAAGAACCGTCGAACACGTTGACAATGAGGACGGCGAGCTTGTGATTACTACGGATTACGAGTACACAAGCACGGGCCGCTCTCGTTTTTTGACGCGGGAAATACAAACGACGCGGCGGGATGGCGAGATTATTGAACAGCGTACAATTGACCATTATCCGTTGGAGAACGGCCAGCGGTACAGCGTAGGCACGGACGCGGACGGCAACACTTCAAGCGGGCTTGGGACGTATCCATACGCGGATTCGATGAACCGATACGCGGGCGAAATATGGAAATTGACGCGCGGCGGGCGGTGGGTAACGAATAACGGGGACACGATAGCGGATAGCAATTCGTTTCCCGTCAACGACCGCGCCACAATCGAGGCCATTTATAGCGAGCTAAAATGGATGAACCGCAAGACAATGGAGCGCGTCACGGTGGACATTATCGGCACCGAAGCGCAAGGCGTTTCCAGCGTCAACACGGTTTTTGATTTTTTCAACCGTTATGAGCTGGACGGGAATGAATATTATCTTGTGTCGAATACTGTTTCCTATACGTCGAGGCAGTTTGTGCAAACGCTCAACCTTGTGAGGTGGTATTGATGCGCGGAATGATAGGGCTGGCGGAAACAATCAGCGATGCACTCGAACGGGCGCGGAAAGGTATTCCGGCAGAGCGCGGCATCATGGCGGGCGGGTATGTTTCCATCGGGACGCGCACTTATCCCGCCCATCTAGCCGTTGACCTTGATATCCACGACGGGGACGCGGTTTGGTGTCAGTTGGTTGACGATATGACGGGAGCCGTCATTGTTGGGAGTTGATAGTTGTGCATCGTGCAATACTAGCAAGCGGCGACGGCATAAACTTTCGCGACAGCGACGGGAACGCGCTGACGGCCATCGGAAACGTCACATACAAAGCAGGAGACGCGGTTTGGACGGACGGGCGGTGCATTTATGGATGGGTGAGGCCGAATCAGCCGAACGCGCTACAATTCCCGGCGGGCGGGTATGATTGCCCGTGGCTAGAGGCGGGCGGCTGGTATCCTTCGACGGCTTACGTTTTGCCGTTCGCCCGTCCCCGCGATATGAAAAAGCTATGCGACCTCGGCGAGTGGGTGATTGACGCTTACGGCATCTTTGTGGCGGGCGAGGCGGCTTGTTGGATTATTGCACAAAGCGGAAATCAGCGATACGCGGTACAAGTGGAAACAGGAGAGAAAATCACGCTTGCCGTCCCTGATCGTTCATCGTACACGGGCACTCCATACGTTTATGACGCTTGTGTTGACGGCGAAGGCAATCTGCTTTTCCTGGAAGTCTATAATGATACGTCGGGAAACTATGTAGGAATTGCCGTTCATCGGAACGACGAAATCATTGACACGGTGGAAAGTATTGAAGGCGGCGAACACGAAGAAACGTCATACTGCTCACCGATGGCTTTGCATCTTTTCGACGATGGCTCTTTTTGCGGGACGTTGCGCGAAGACACGGCATTAGATAACGAGCTTTTTGTAGATGAATGGAGCGAAATAGAGCAAGAAGATATTTCCGTCGATACGTCGGGGATAATCATACATACGACGCCGGGGCATCCGATAGAAAGCGAAGATGTAACGGCATGGACTTATGACTATTACTTATTAGGTCATAGATATCGCATTCAACCGTTTAAGGATTTCCAAGCCGTACATCGAAGCAGGACGGGCGTTTTTTCGGGAAGCCTGTACTATTATGATTCTGCGGACGGCAAGACGGAAATCTACAAACAAACAGACAATAGAGACTATGAGCAGGACTATCCGTTTGCGAAAATTGACGGCGCGTATTATGACGAATATGGTTATACGATAACGTCAGCGACGGGGCCGGATATGACAATGACGGTTGTATTCCAACAGAAATATATTCGTAGCATTGACGGGCAGGAAATAAATAAATATTGTTTCTCGCTAGAGGCTAGCACGATAGTAAGTGGGAATAAATTGATTATGGCAGAAGCACTTATAAACTGGGACTTTATAACGGAGGAATCCGCGAAAATTGCTTATCCTGCTTTTTATAAGGGCTGGGCGGTAGTAACAAGCGATCCGGCAGAAGAAGGAACGGCGTATGATTACGAATTAGATGATGGCGCGATATCGTGCGCGGCTCCATCCAATCCGTCACTCAATGGTTTGGGCGTGTTTCAGCGCGGGGCACTATTGCCGCAAGGGTTCACGGGTTCCGCGTCGGTGCGGGGGCTATCGTTTGAACAAGCAGAAATGCAAGTTTTCGATGCGGTGAAAGTGTCGGGCGGTTATCTGCTATTAACGACGGGCGGCACTTACTTTTCACATGGCGGCACGACGGAGCTTATCCGCGGCGGCTTTAGGGCGTTTGTAAATACACGAATCCGCGAAAGTGATGATATAGACGCGGTTCGTGATGGTTTAGCAAGGAACACTTTGGACTAACAGAAAGGGGCTAGAAACAATGGCGAATCAGTACACATTGACGGACGATTTTTCCGCGATTACGGAAACACAGGGGACGCTTTACAATGTAGGGGACAGCAATATTGAATTGGCATCGGCGGCGGATACTACGCCGGGCCAGGGCATCTTGTTTCCATCCGGTGCGCGGCAGACTTTCCGCGGGACGCTTTATGCCCGTTCGATGGATGACGCGGCGACGCTGAATGTATCGGATTTTACTGAAGGGGCGGGAGGAGGTGATATGCCTGTTCTCCGCTTTTGCGGCTCCGTAGCGACGTATGACGATTTGCCTGACGATGCAGAACAAGGGGACGTTTACAATGTCGAGGCCGCCGATCCCGATCACGGTATTCTCGCCGGAGACAATGTAGCATGGGACGGCACAGCATGGGACAGGATGGCGGGCGTCTATACCGTTATGACTGGCGCGTCGGCAAGCACAGACGGGGCGGCTGGTTTGGCTCCTCAACCTTTGCAGGGTGACGAAGCGAAATTCCTCCGCGGAGATGGCACTTGGACGCAAGAGGCCGTTATGGTTGGCGCGACAAACGCGACAGACGGCGAGAAGGGGCTTGTTCCGAAGCCTATCACTGGCGAAGAAGGAAAATTTCTTCGGGGAGATGGCACGTTTGCGCACGAGGCAACGATGACGGGAGCGACTTCTTCTGTTGCTGGTGCGGGCGGGCTGGTTCCTGCTCCTGCCGCCGGGGACGATACGAAATTCCTTTCAGGCGATGGAACGTATAAACAAGAGGCAGTATATACGGGCGCGACGGCTGGCGCGGCTGGCGTGAAAGGGCTGGTGCCGCCCGCGTCTCTCGGTGACTTGCTTTCATTCCTGCGGTCTGACGGAACGTGGGCGAACGAGCCGACGATGGTCGGGGCGACAGCTTCCACGGCGGGGGTGGCTGGCCTTGTCCCGGCTCCGGCGGCTGGTGATAGTTTGAAATCACTTAGAGGCGACGGTTCTTTCGTGTCTGTCGGTTACAAACGCCGCACACGCAAGGCGTTTACGCTTGCGGATTTAGAGGCGGCGGTCGCTAGTGGGGACTATGCGGCGTATGACATCGCGCCGGGAGATTACTACGAAGGCGTAAGTGGATATACTTATATTTTTGCTGGCGACAATCCCATGAAAGGGCCGATTGCTAATTATACGATCTTGGGAAATCATGCAGGGTTAATTGTTGATACGCACAAGACAAGCAAATGGAACACTACAAGTACCACGACGGGGGGATATGTTGCCTCAGCCCTACACGCATATCTAGTCAATACGGTTCTCCCAAACGTCAATGCTGATCTGGGCGCGTCCCATTTAATTGCACATAACAAGATGTACTCTACCTCGGTCGACTCGTCGTTGTATAATCGTTTTGGCAATTCTACGGGTGCGACGGACAATGCTGCGTGGTCAAGCGCTCAGTACATTTCGGCATTGTCTGAAATGCAAGTTTACGGTAGCATCGTTTGGAGTTCTTCCGGTCGCGATACCGGCGAAGCCGGCCAGAAACTTGATGTGTTTACGCGATATAAGTATGCCGAGATTTTTGGAGAAGAAACCTTCTGGCTGCGCGATATTGCTTCAGCGGGGGGCGCGGCGGCCGCGTCCTACGGCGGTAACGCAGCTTATGACGGTGCCGTAGGCGAGTTCTATGTCGTCGGTCTTATTTGTTTCCATTGACAGGAGGGGCAAAAATGAAAATCTATGATACATCGGGCAAAGAGTTGACCGAACGTCCCGACTACACGAAAGGGCGGCTCTTGCAAGACGCAAACAATCCTGAAAACTACATCTATACCACATGGGCCGAAGTCCCCGCGGGACAGGGCAACGGCGAGGAAGAGTTATGATACCGCGTGACAAACTGCTTCATGCTGGCGTCAGCGCAATTATTGAGCTTATTCTCGGCCTTGCCCTTTCGTCGTGGCTACCGTGGACACGGGCCGCATTAAACGTCATCCTTTTTGGCGGCGGAAAAGAGGCTTATGATTCGCGGCATCCCGACAAGCACGACGCAGACTGGCGGGACTTGGTTGCGGATGTGGTGGGCGCGATAATAGGCGAGGTTATAATTTTCTTCTTGGGGGCGTGAATATGCACGACTTCATTTTACGGGTAACACCAACACGCTTTGAGGCCGAGGTGGGCGCGGTGTGCGGCTTCCTCGGCGCACTTTATGAGGCTATATGCGGATACAACGACGCAATTCCACTCTTACTTTTCGCCATGTGCATAGACTATATAACAGGCATCACGGCGGCTTATGTTTATAAACGTAGGCACCCAAAAAGCAAGAAGGGACTAGATTCTCGCGTCGGCATGGTAGGAATAGCAAAAAAAATACTTATCTTGACGCTTGTGGTATTTAGCCACATTATAGATCAGGCCGTATCTTTTGACGGCATCGAGGCGGTTGTGAGTTGGTTTTTCATTGGCAACGAGGGCTTATCCATCGTCGAGAATGCGGCGAAAGCGGGCGTGCCTATCCCGCGCCGATTGCTTGACGCGCTAGAACAATTAACAGATAAAAAAAATAAGGAGGCGGAATAATGACGAAGGTGTTTATTAATGCGGGCCACGATCCCGAAAGCCTTGCTGGTACATCTGACTATGACTGCGGGGCCGTTAATCGGCATCTCGGCTTGTATGAAAATCTTGTGGCGGCATCCGTCGGTGCGTTAGTTGAAAAATATCTGACGGCGGCAGGGTGCGAGGTAAACGTCCTGCAAGATGAAAGCCTTTCTGGTATCTGTGAAGCGGCTAACGAATGGGGCGCGGATTTATTCGTGAGCATCCATTGTAATGCCTTCAATGAGACTGCGAGGGGCACCGAGACGCACACTTATCCGGGCGACAAAGACGGGTATCGCCTTGCCGAGTGCATCAACAATCAGATTGTTTCGTCCTTGCCCGTTCTTGACAGAGGCGTCAAACAGTCAAAATTTACGGTGTTGTCCGGCACGGAAATGCCCGCTGTACTTGTCGAAATGGCATTTATAGACGAAGATCGTGACGGGTTGCTTTTGCGCGACAATCAAGATGACTTCGCCCGCGCCATCGCCCGCGGCGTCACCGACTATTTAACGGGGGTGGGGAAATGATAGTTAAGGCCAATACTCCGCTTTCAGACAGCGAGAAGCGGAACGTCCAGCGCATAGCAACAGAAGCTAATTGCATCAATGAGGCCATGAGCCGCACCTTCGGGGACGGGTTTTCGCATTACGATGAGGCGACGGACACGGCATATTTCGGCTTGCACCCGCCTTATGAATACGTTTACGAAATTCCGCCGTCCGTCAAATAGGTTTATTTTAGCGCGGGAATTAAAGCTATTTTAATTAAGGCCAACACAATTAAAAATGATGGCTTTATTTTTAATAGGGAGGCGGGATAATGTGGACAAAGGCAAGGCTATATATTACGGTTCTATTGTCGGCGGCGTTTTGCTTGTGCTGGCCTTGTGTTGGTTCCTGTGCGGAGGGTGCAGGGCCGACGTACACGATCACGGCGGCGGAGCTGGAGACGTTGGAACAGCACTTGAACGCGTTGGAAACGAACAACAAAACACTATCGGCAATCTTGAGCGAATCGGGCGAGGAATTGACAGCGGCCTTGAACGCGCTGACGCAATCGCAGACGGAATTAACGAAGCTGAAAGCAGAGTTGAAAGCGTGCAAAGCCGAGGCGGAGAGTGCGCGGGCATCCTTAGCGATAGCGAATCGAGACTTGCAGATTGCCAGCGAATCCTTCAAACAGTCCGAAGCCGCGCACAGGCGGCGGGAAAATCAGCTTGAGCGTCAGCGGCTTTTATGGCAGATAATTACGGTTATCATCGGCGGCGTTGCGGTAGCACGATAAAAAAGGGCGGGAGCAATCCCGCCTTTTTTTGTTGTCTAGCAACGTCTTATTATATTTTTGATGCAATCCTACTGCTAACAAAAAGCCGCGTTTTCCCTTTGTTTATCATGGTTTTGTATTTCCTTAAAAGATATTTTCGGGGGCTTGACAAAACAAGGAATCCGCATGAATAAAGGGTATAATGTCGCGTAAGAATGTTCTATTTCGTTATAACTGCTAACGTACTGCTAACACATTTTATATCATGTTTATGGCGTCGATAAGTTGCTGGCGCGTCTTATGCGTATAGACGCTTTCGTCCACGTCTCGGCCCGCGTGCCCTAGTATTAACTGTATGGTGCGCTTTGACACGCGGGCATTGTCAAGCATTGTTTCACAAGTGTGCCGCCCGTCATGCGGCAGGTGTGCGCGGATACAGGACAGGGGCGAGCTTTTGAACGTGTAAATGATGGATGATTGATAGCGCGTCTTGAGTGGTAACAGGTACTCGCCGCCCGCGTCGTACCACTCCGCAATAAAAGGTACTATCTTCTCGGCAATAGGGATAGTCCTGTCTTTCCCTGCTTCCGTTTTCATTCCGCCTACCATGTACCGCTCATCTATGTGGACATCTTCCCGCCGTATGTTCACAAGCTCCATCGGACGCAATCCCGTATAGCAAAAGACAAGAGCGAGACGGGCGGTAAACTCTTGTGCATTGTCCCATAACTCCCGCAATTCGTCCTCCGTGAAGGGCCTGTGCTTTTTGCTTTTCGGGGCCTTTGGCAATTCCACGGCGGTTGACTGGGTGGCCTGACATATTCCCGCCAGCATTCCATAACGATATATCATGTTAAAAAGTTGTTTTATCCGCTTGGCTATGTGCGGAGATGGGGCGGCGTCCACCATCTCTTGTATTTGCATCGTTGTTATGCTTGCGAACCGCCGCCCGTGGAATAGGCGACAATGTTTGAACGCTGACAGATAGAGCGGCGAGGCGGGCTTGTTTCGCTTCTCACGATACGCTTTCCACCTCTCGAACATCTCGGCAAGCGTGATGGCGGCGGCGTCTAGATCATACGGGCTTCTATTATACTCCGACAGCGCGTCAAGGGCATCGCGTTGTGTGGTATAATAGCCGAGCATCTTGCGCTTGTATCTTCCATCTATCAGGCCAACAGTCACAGCGACAGCCCACGGGCGGCGGCGGTTGCCTTTCAGTTTATAGACACTTCCGTATCCGTTCGGTAATCTCAACGTAAACACCTCCCTATGCCGAATTTTTATCTTGTGCTATACTATGAGAAATGCAGACATTCATCATTAAACCTCCTTTTCTTGCTGGCCGCCGTCGGGCTTTTAATTCTTTTCACCGTCGGCGGCTCTCTCCCTTCCGGCCTCCGCCTCCCTTCCGGGCGGGGGCTATTCTTAATTTATGTGGCGTGATATAATACCGCTAGAGGATGCACGGAAAGGCGAGGTGATGCGTATAGAGTCATAACCTTTGCCGTATTCCTTATTAGTAGTAGGGTTCCAAAACATCTCAATATAGTGGAGTATGCGCGGTTGTGTGTAGCGGCACAGCCGCGCTTTTTTTATTGGCAAAAAATATTTTTCGGTTTTTCGTATTTTCCCCCTGCTCATCTCTATTAGGAAGTAGAGGGGGAAAATTTTTTCAAAAAGCCCCGCCGAAAAAGTGCGGTTATGTCCGTTCAGAAGTAGAGGGGAAATTTTTTAAAAAAGCATCGTCAAAACGCCCCGCTTTTCTCTTTAAGAGAATAGGAGGGGGATTTTTAAGGAAAGGAGGAACGGCAACCAAGCCCCTCAAAAAAAGAAATTTAAGGAGTGGTTTACTATGGCAAAAAAATATCCGTTTCGCATTGAGTTAAAGGCAAAGCTGGAAATGTTCGCACAGAATCGCCTTGCTATGTGGCAGGCAATCGACAACGAAAGCGAGGACAAATGTGACCGTTGCGCCGTGAAGGTTTGTCCGTGGTACATCGAGGGCGAAGAAAAAATCATTGATGAGATTATAAATCTTTTCTTGGAACGCTTCACGCTTGGCATGATTGTGAATAAGGACAAGGTTGTCAACATTCTACAAGAGGACGCAGACAACGAGGAGTAATGCTGACGATGGGCGCGGTGCGGAAACGTGCCGCGCTTTGCGGTTGCAATAAACTTGCAATAAACTTGCAATTAGTTGCAAGTTGGTTGCAAGTTGTTGCATAAAGCGCAACAGGTGCCGCGGAAAGCCGTCTCCGTCATGACGTGCCGTTTATTTCACGAAGGCGGGCGGATACCTATGCGCCCTTTGCGTTGCGGTTTTCTGTTTGTAGTGCTTCAGATATTGCCGTATTAAAAGCCGCGTCAATGTTTTCTTTAAGCCTTATAAGAATTGCGACAAGCTGGACGTTATCCGTTTGTCTTTCCGTATCGGCGCGAAGATGGACGGGGATAGTGCCTTCCCGCGTGGCGTCTTTGTTTAGGAAATAGCTTATTTCGACATTGAAATAGTTTGCTATGCGTTGAATCATTCCCATAACAGGCATAGACTTTTCAAGCGTCCACTTTCCTACGGTGGACTCGCTGACGCCTAAGACACGCGCCAGCTCATTTTTTTTCAAGTCATGCTCTCTCATAAGAGCCGAAAGCCTTCTACCAAAAAGGGCATTCGCTTCATCGTTTTGCCGTTTCATGGTACCATCTCCCTTCTATAATAATTATACTGCAACGTATCATATAAAGCAATTTTTTCTATTTTGCTAGAAAAAATATCTTGACGGTAGAACAAAAATCTAGTATAATGTTTGAAAATGCGAAAGGAGGGTTGACGGTGAGCGAATTGAAAATCAGTTTGAAAGCGGCAAGAGTAAACGCAGGAATCCGTTTACTTGACGCGGCAAAGCAGATAGGTGTCGGCAAAGACACGTTGCTGAAATGGGAACGGCATCCGGGGCTTGTGCAGGCTCGTTATCAAAAGACGATTTCCGAAGTTTACAAAATCCCTATTGATAACATTTTTTTTGCATAACAGCTAGAAAGATATGCTAGTTACTAGAAAGGACGGTGAACGCATGGGCGAGCTAATCAAGATCGAGACGAACGAAGACGGCCAGCCGACAATCAGCGGGCGGGAGCTTCATGAGTTTTTGGAGATTAACACAAGGTATAACGATTGGTTTCCGCGCATGGTTGAATATGGGTTTTCGGAAGGAACGGACTTTTACTCAAAAATGAGCGAAACCTATAACGCCGCAGGCGGACGGCCTTCAATCGACCATCGAATCACAATCGACATGGCGAAAGAGCTTTGCATGATTCAGAGGACGGAGCGCGGAAAGCAAGCGCGGCAATACTTCATAGCCATTGAGAAGGACTGGAACAGCCCCGAAAAGGTTATGGCGCGGGCCTTGCAGATTGCTGACAGGAAAATCAAGGAACTGACGGCGACAAACGAGCAGATGAAACCTAAAGCCCTTTTTGCTGACGCGGTAGAGGCATCGGATACGTCAATTCTTATCGGGGACTTGGCGAAACGGCTAAAGCAAAACGGTATTGAAATCGGGCAAAAAAGGCTTTTCGAACGGTTCCGAAACGAAGGTTTCTTGATGCGTCAAGCAGGTTCGTACAATATGCCGACGCAAAAGGCTATGGAGATGGGGCTTTTTGAAATCAAGGAACGGACAATAAACAATCCTGACGGGAGTATCCGCATAACGAAAACGCCGAAGGTGACGGGCAAAGGGCAAGTTTACTTTGTCAATAGGTTCTTGAATGAAAGAAAGGAGGGTTGACGAATGGGGCTGACACTTTACGAGCAAGAGACAATTATCAACATGAACCGCGAAGATGACGATATGCTTGTTTATACTGCCGATCCAGCACTCATGCGACGTCTTTCAAAGCTGGCGGCGTATAAGAAGGTGAAAGAGTACCGAAACGGCGGCAAGGTTATTGCGATGGACTTCACGGCAGATAAGAAACTGCTTTTCTTGCGGGGGAAGGTTTTGAAGATGGAACTTTCCGAAGAAGAAAAAATGAAACGTGCCGAGAAGCTGAAAGCGGCTAGAAGTGCAAAAACGCACGACGGCGTCGTAGAAAAATAAAAATGAAATCTTCGGTAGGTATAAACTGTCGCGGGCAAAATTTTATGATGAAATTTCAAGGCAAAACGGGAGGCGAAAAGAACGTGGACGAACTGAAAGAGCGCGAGGCATGGCGGGAGGATGTCTTGAAAGCGTACAAGCGCGGGCACTATCGGCGGGCGTTGCTTTTGATGTCTGCGAATGTTGGCGACGAGGGCAACGTGGAAAGCATGATTGACGGATTCTGCGAAAACGCGACGCCAGTCAGTAATTGGAGGATAAAGGCATGACAGCGCGGTTATCGCCAGCGACGGCGGCGCGGTTGCTTGAATGTTCCGTGCCTTTTGTTTACTGGCGAATACAGCAGGGGGCGCCGTGGGGCGTATTCAAGCCGCCAGCGCGGAAGGGCGGGCGCGGACAATACTACATCAACGCCGCGCAGTTTGCGGAAGTGGAAAGGGTGCCGCTTGACGATGTGCTGAAAGCGGAAAGCCAGCGGCGGGCGGAGATCGGCGGCAGGAAGCAAAAGGCCATTCGAAAGGCGATGGAACGAAAGGCGGCGAAAGCATGAACGATATCGAGGCGGAAGAACGAGACAAAATAGAGGCGGCATTAGCGCGTATTTTCCTGACGCTGGTTGCACTTGGGTTTGTTTCGGGCGTGGTTGTCGGGCTTGGCGCGGCGGCGTTAATGTGGGTATGGAAATAGGAGGTTGGAACAATGACAAGTGCAGAGACGCTTGAGAGATGGGAGAAATTCAAGGTACAGCGGGCGCGGCAACAGCGGCGGGACGCACATATCAAGATGATACTGTCTGACGCTTTAGGGCTGGCGGAGATTGTCGGCGGCATGGTTGTGGCGTGGTTCCTGCTTATGGTGATCTATGCGTAGGCGGTGCGAGTTGTGCGGCGCGGCGTATGAACCGAAAACGACGCAACAAAAATACTGTTCGCCGGAATGCTCGCACAGGGCGAAGCGGTTAAATCAGCATGACGCGTACTTGCGGAATAAGGAAAAGCGCGAACAGGTGCCGCACGAAAAGGCGCGGCAGGAAACGAACACATCATCGACGATGAACACTTGCCTATACTGCAAAAGAAAATTTAAGTTAGGAAACAATAACATAACGACTTTTTGCAGTACAGAGTGCCGCGAAGCATACGCACAGCGCGAGAAGGCGGCACGCCAAAAGCGGGCTGACGCTTTGCAGGAAACGCGGGCGCGGCTGGACGCAAAAGAAAAAGAGGCACGGGCGCGGGGTTGCAGTTATGGCGAATTGCAGAGACTGAAATATATCGAAGAGTGCAAAGCACGAAGGGAGGCGGGAAAGTGTCGGATGACGTAGAAAATCGCATGGTGCTGGACTACGAGTGGACATGGCTCCACGATGACGAAGAGGAAGAAGAAAAGGAGGGATGGCCGTATGGAGAGAGAGTTGACGATTGAGGAGCTTGCGGAGATCGCGGTGCTGGAGAAAAGGCTCGAAAGCGTGCGGGCGAATGTCGAAGCGTTGCGGAAGTTGTTGGAAGGTATGGAGTATGAAGTGGAAGTGGTAACGTGTCAGCTTCAGCTTGCAAAAGACAGGCCAGTGCTTGAGATGGCGGAACAACAGAAAAGAACGACGGGGAGGCTTTTGTGATGCAGGGTTTTTTGTACGAGATTTCGGAACGCTATACAGCCCTTGAACAAGCACTTGATGCGCAAACCGACGAAGCCAGCGCGGAACTGATTGCGGCGGCGTTGGCGGCGATGGACGGCGAAATTGAGGCGGTATGCTACAACGGCATCGGGTTTATCAAGGGCTTGGAAGCGAGGCGCGACGGGTTGAAAGCCGAGAAAAAGCGCATTGAGGAAAGTATTCAAAAGGCTGAACGGTACATCGAGCGCATTAAGGCGGGATATGCGGCCTTCTTAGTCAAGACTGGCCGGAAAGCCGTTGACACAGATCGCGGGACGATATCCGCCCCCGCGCCATCGGTGCGGACTATTGTTGATAATGCCGCATTGATACCGCTGGAGTACAAGCGGCAAAAGATATCCGAAGAGCCGGACAAAGAGAGCATCAAACAGGCCATTCGAAGCGGGCATCCGGTGCCGGGGGCGCATTTAGAAGAGCATACAAGCATAAGGATAAAATAGCATGGAGAAGCGCGAAAGGGAATTGCGGTGCGAGTTATACAACGATAATTTTCAAAATTTCAAGGTGTATAACATTCCGGCGAAAGCACAGCTTGTCATTTCGGATATTCCGTACAATCTCGGTAAGGCGGCATACGGCTCGAATCCTGTGTGGTACGTTGACGGCGATAATAAAAACGGCGAAAGCCAGCTTGCCGGAAAGAGCTTTTTTAAGAACGACGGGAAGTTTAATATTGCCGAGTTTTTCCATTTTTGTAGCAAGTTGTTAGTCAAGGAACCGAAAGAGCGCAACAAGGCACCCGCTATGATTGTATTTTGCGCATGGCAACAGATTCCGCTAGTGCAGGAATACGGGAAAAAGCACGGGTTCAATAATGCTTATCCGATTTACTTCATCAAGGATTCGTCTTCGCAGGTGCTAAAGGCAAACATGAAGATTGTCGGGGCGGTTGAGATGGCTCTTGTTTTATACCGCGACAAACTGCCGAAATTTAACAACGGAGGGAGGATGGTACTGAATTGGATGAAGTGGCAGACGGACGCGAAGAACGTACCGAAGATTCACCCAACACAAAAGCCCTTGCCGATATTGAAACGGCTAATTGAGATTTTCACCGACGCGGGCGACGTTGTTATTGATCCGTGTGCGGGAAGTGGTTCGACGTTACGGGCGGCGGCAGAGATGGGGCGGAACGCTTACGGGTTCGAAGTTGAAAAGCCGTTTTACAAGGCGGCGAAAGAAAAGATGCTTTCATCAATGGAGATTCCATTATTTTAACTAGGAGGGACAGCAAAATGAAAAAGTATAATATCACGATTTCGGGCGTTATTGTGGAGTATGAGGACGGCGTGAAGAAGGCCGTCGGCGGCTTTACGGGCAACATCACGCTTGATGCGGAAGATGCGGAGAAGGCGATAAGCGCGGTGCGGAATATTAGCCTTTATGAGCGCGACGAGGTGCGCGTGGAGCTGGTTGAGCTGGCGGAGGAGGACTAATATGAGCCGTTCTATACTTGTCATAGGTGAAAGCGGCGCGGGCAAAACGACAAGCCTTCGGACGCTCGATCCTTCCAAGACGCTTATCATCGACGCCGACAAAAAAGGCGAGAATTGGCGCGGCTGGCGTAAACAGTACAACAGCGAAAACAAGAACTATGTCGCCACTTCTAACGTCAACAGCATCATGGACTTGCTGGCGCGGGTGAATAAAGGCGATATGACGCACGTCGAGACGGTTGTCATTGATACTCTCGGCGGCGTTATGGTGGACGATGAAATGAGCCGCATAAATGAGAAGGGCTATGACAAATGGCGGGATTTAGCGTCTAGCATCTACGGCATCTTGTCAATGGCGAACGCCATGCGGGACGGCGTGAATGTTGTTTGCATGGCACATACCGACACGGGGGACGATGGCTTTACACGCATGAAAACAAGCGGGCGCAAGTTGCAGAAGATCGTGCCGGAATCGAAGTTTACAACGGTGCTCTTGGCAAAGGCCCTTGATGGGCGGTACATCTTTGAAACGCGGGCAATACACAGCACGGCGAAAAGCCCGCTTGACTGTTTTCCTGATGCGGAGATCCCGAACGATATGCAGTATGTTATAAACACATTACAAAAATATGAGGAGGAATGATTATTATGACACCGATTGAAGGCTATAACGAAGCGATTGCACAGGGCGCGGGCGAGGCTTTGCCAGCGGGCGGGTACAAGTGCATTATCGCAAACGCACAGGAGCAGACATCGAAGACGGGGCGGCCTATGCTTTGCCTGTGCTTGGATATTGCGGATGGCGAATACAAGGGCTATTTTTCGCGGCTTTTCCGTGCGCGGAAGGCCAACGAGAAGGACGGCAAAAAAGCAAAGTGGCCTTGCATCTTCTATATGCTGGCAGATGAGGCGGCGGTTGGGCGTTTCAAGGGTAGCATGAAAGCCGTAGAGGACAGCAACAGCGGCTATGTATGGGACTGGAACGAAAAGACGCTTGCAAAGAAGCGCGTCGGCGTTGTATTCAGGGAGGAAGAATTCGAAAAGAGTGACGGTTCCGTCGGCGTCTCGGTGAAGGCGGCTTGGTTGTGCAACGTGGACAAGGCCGAGGACGCGAAAGTCCCGGCAAGGCGCAAGCTGAAACAGAGCATCGCGGCGACGGGAGGCATGGCAGACAACGGCGGCGACGATATCCCGTTTTGATCCTGACAAAGGGCGGGCATCTCGCCCGCCTTACCTATAAAATGATGAAAGGAGGCGGCAGGAATGGGAAGTAAAAAATATACTCCTTGCCCGTTTTGTGGAAGCGAATCAAGTTGTTGGGTTAAGGGCGGCAGATATGGGCGGTTTACTTATGTCGAATGCGACCTTTGCGGAGCGCGAACAAAGACTTTTAAGTATTGCGGGGACGAACACGCGGAAGTTGACTGGAATGACATAAGCGTAAAAAAGGCATGGGACGCATGGAAAAGAAGAGTAAACACGGAGGCGGAAACGAATGCGGGCGAGAAACATTAAGCCGGGGTTTTTCGAAAATGAGGATTTGGCGGAGGTTGAACCTTTCGGGCGTCTTTTGTTTGCTGGCCTTTGGATGCTTGCAGATCGTGAGGGACGGCTGGAAGACAGGCCGAAACGTATAAAGGGTACGTTATTTCCGTATGATAATTGTGACGTAGATAGGCTCCTTGATGACTTGCAAAGATTCAATTTCATTAAAAGGTATGAAGTTGCCGGGAAAAGGTATATACAAGTTACCGCCTTTTCACGGCATCAGAACCCACATCCGCACGAAAAAGACAGCGTTATCCCGAAATGTAATGACATTTCAGTTACATGTAATGACATGTCGGTTACATGTCAAGAAATGCAACATACTTGCCGTGCTGATTCTCTGAATCCTGATATTATGAATCCTGATATTATAGATAATGCTAAAGCATTATCTATCTCAAAAAAACCGGGAAAAAGGAAAAAGATTCCTGCTAGGTTTGTATCTCCTACGTTGGAGCAAGTGCAGGAATATGCACGCGGGCGAAACTCTCCCGTGAACTGTAAAACGTTTTGGGAATACTACGAAGCGGGCGGATGGAAGGACAAGGAAGGAAAGCCAGTTAAGAACTGGAAACAGCGGTTTATAACTTGGGAGAGTAAAGAAGCAGGGCGCGGGGTTGCGCCGACGCAAAAAAAGGATCCTCCGCCTCGGCTTTCGGCGGACGAAGAAGCGGCGATGCAGGAACGTATCCTTGCAGAGATTGAGGCGGAACTTAACGAGGGAGCTGATGCATCTTGATTGGAACTGGCGACGGGTTGCCGTCTGATGTGCTATCTGAAAAAGCCTTCCTGTCAGTCTTGATGAAAAAGCCGGATGCGATTGCAGACTATGAAGGAAGGATATCTCCAAAGCATTTTTATCGTTATTCATACCGTGAAATTTATCGAGAGATGTGCAAGATGTACGGCGAGGGCAAGCCGTTTGACATTATCACTCTTGCCGGGAGCTTTAATGCATCGGGTGAGCTGGAGAAAATTGGCGGCTTGGGCGAGCTTTACGATGTGCAGGCATACGAGGGGCAGTATATCCCGGCTATTAACAATGATGAACTCATGCACTTCCTTGATGACTATGCAAACAACATAGAACGTGAATATAAGAAACGAGAGGGCTTCAAGTTGTTTTGGACGGCGGCGATGCAAGCAAAAGAAGATGAAGACATAGAGAAACTTGCGGAGGGCATCTATAAGCAGGTGGAGGCGATTGCGACGGAAAGGAACGACGATCCAGTTACAGCCGCACAAGCCGCTATGGAATGGCTGGAGAAAACGGAAGAAGCGCGACAAAACAAAGGCGGCGGCGGTATCGAATCGGGCTTTAGCAATATAGACGCCATGACACACGGATGGAGGCCGGGAAACTTCATCGTGCTGGCGGCCCGTCCCAACATGGGAAAGACGGCCCTTGCAGGAAATTTCCTTGTAAATGCGGCGCGGAAGGGCATAAAGGTTTGCATATTTAGCCTTGAGATGATGCAAGATGAAATCATGGACAGGCTTATATCAGCCACTTCCGGGGTGACACTTAATAAGATATTGGAGCCGTATTTGCAAACGGAGGAAGAGGAAGAGCGGGCTTTCAACGCTAACTTGAAATTAAGCAAGTTACCTTTCAGGATAGAGGACTTTACAAAAGGCGGAAGGCCGACGGTTTCCAATATGCTTGCGAAAGCTAGACGGATGCAAAGACGTGAAGGGCTTGATTTGGTAATTATAGATCACTTGCACATTATAGCCAGCGAGGGCAGGAAGGAAAACAGGGTGCAAGAGCTTGCATCTATAACGTCAAACCTTAAACGCATGGCAAAGACGCTGAAAGTGCCGCTTATCTGCTTGGCGCAGTTATCGCGGGCGGTGGAGGGCAGAAACGACAAAAGGCCAATGCTTTCAGACTTGCGGGACAGCGGGACAATAGAGCAAGACGCTGATATAGTCATGTTTTTATATCGAGATGATTATTACAACGACGGCAAAAAGGATAATATTGCAGAACTTAATATAGCAAAGGGCCGCAACGTGAAGCACGGAAAAGCGATGCTATATTTTGCAGGCGAATACATGAAGTTTTCTCCGCTTGCGCGTCAAGACTTCGGCGGGATGGCGGCAGGCGAAGCAACGAAAGGAGATATACCACTATGAGCGATTGGACGGAAGGCCTACCGCTGGAGATGCGGAAGAAGGCGCGGGCCTTGCAGGAGAAACGCGCGGCGGCGTTGCGGGCTTGGGACGGCAAGATGATGACGCGGGACAGGGCGCGGGAGGTTGTGGCGTTTTGTAATGCGCGGCTTGAGATGATAGCAAGGGAGGCGAGGGTGTGAAATTAGAAAGATATATGCATTGGAAATGCCGTCAAATATCAGACTTTGCAAATGCAGTCGGTATTGGCTATAAGCTAAGAAAATGCAAAATGCGGAGAATAAAGCGTTGGTTCCGTTCATACAGGCCAAATGTTTACAAAAGGGAGGAAAAAGCGAATGTGTAAATGGTGCGAACAGCCGGAGGACGGCGGCTTGGATTTTGCGACGGATAGGGTGGACTTGGGCGCGTTTGGTGCGCTGGAAATCACGTCGGGCTTGTGGAACTACAAATTTCAAGACAATGCTTTCCTGCTTTTCGACGTATGGCATCATTTCAACGATATGACGGGCGAAGATGTCGCAGATCAGAAAGTATATATTTCCTATTGCCCGTTTTGCGGGAAGAAGCTGGAGGAGGCGCGGAACAATGACGCGTGAAGATGTGGTGCAGGCGGCGTTGACGGTTGAGAGATGGTGCAAGGCGCACGGGACAGACTGCCGGGACTGCCCGTTTTTTGACAAGTATAAAGCACCGTGCGCCATCGACGGCGGGCTTCCTGAATCGTGGGGTTTAGAAGATTTTTTGAAGAACCGGGGGATGAAGCATGATTGAATTTTTTGTACCGGGAAAGCCTGTACCGATGGCGAGGCCGAGAGTGACAAGGACAGGCCATGCCTACACGCCGAAAGCGTGCGCGGAGTACAAGGCGATAGTGGCGGCGGCGGCGCGTGAGGCTATGAAAGGGCGGGAAATGCTGACGGATGCGGTGCAGGTGCGCGTCGGGTTTTATTTCCCTGTCCCCAAGTCTTGGCGGGCGGGAAAAGCATTTGCGGCGCGGAATGGTATGTTTCCGCATACGGCGCGGCCTGACCTTGATAATTTGTATAAGGCGGTGACGGATGCGCTAAACGGGATAGTCTATAAGGACGATTCGCAGATTATATTTTGCACTATCGGCAAGCGGTACAGAGACAAGGCGGGCGTTTCGGTGCGCGTTGAAAGTTGGGAGGGCGAATAATGAGTAAATTGGTGCGCGTCGAAAAGCCGAAAACGTGCGGCGAGTGCAGATATTACAAGCCGCCGAAAATGCGCGATATGTACGGTAAATGCGGTTTTGAGTATGTGCGCGGGCTGGTGCGGCGGAACGAGATAAATCCGCGTTGCCCGCTTCCGGGTTATGACTACGCAGAGGAGGAGGCACAATGAACGATGATGCGTTGAGGCGTTGCCCTCGGTGTAAAAGAAAAGCCTATGGGGTTGGAGAGTATCAAGGCGGAGAGTTTCTTTTTTGGATAGAATGCGCGTGCGGCGAAAGAACGTCGTATTACAAGTCAAGAGAAGAAGCGATAGAGGCATGGAACAGGGAGGCGGCGAATGATGACGAATGAGTATGTCCGGCCTTTGCCGTGCTTGCGGGACGAGGGCGGGGAGGCCGTAGGTGCGCGGCCTGTCAAGATGCAGGTTTTGAAGGTTGACGAAGAATTGAACGAACTCAAAAACGAGATAGGCCGCCTTATGCCTGACTATTTTTGCCCGTCTGATGCGGAAGAACGGCGCGGCGATAAGGAAATATCATACCACTTGCAAAGGATAGCCGACGAAGCCGCCGACGTTATCACGGCGATTACGTCGTTGGAGCAGGCTCTCGGCATTGACGAAGCGGCACGGGACGAAGCGCAACGGCGCGTTAACGACAAAAACAGGAGGCGCGGGCGGCTATGATGGCGGCAATCACGAAATGCCCTGTTTGCGAATCCAGCAAAATACAGCAGGGGCGCACGGATGACGGCTATTTTATCTTTTGTTTGAACTGCTTGCGGCTGTTTTCAATCAAGTTTACAATGCCGCGACAATGGATGAAAGATTGTTTTGTGCCGGTGATATTGGACGTTGAAGGGGATGCGCTATGAACTACGAACGGCGGGAGGATAGGCGGCGGGCGGCTCACTATCTGCTTTATTACAGGCAGGAGCGTGAAGCGTACCGAGACAGCCGCACACAATGGTTGACGCGGCCACCTGACGAAAACGGCGGGCGGCGGGGCGGTATTTCGCGCCCGACAGAAAACATGGCCTTGCAGGGCGTTGAGTATGATATAAGGCACCCTGTCTATTATTGGCTTCGTGCAGTTGAGGCGGTTGTCGGTTCCCTGCCTCCGAAGCGCAAGCAATTTCTTGAACTGCGGCGGGAAAGTCTGCGGGCTAGGAACCGAAAGGAACGCGGGCGGCGGGCATGGATAGCGTATATTCAAGCGCGGCTCCCGTATTATGTCAGCGATGCGGCGGCAAAAAGATGGTGGTCTGATATCGTCGAGGCGGTTGTGGATCGCCAGCTCCGCGAACGGCTAAAGATGGCGGAGCGAAAAATGATAGTATGGAGGGCCAGCGTTGCGCCCGTAGTGCAGGACGGCGGGGAGGCATAAAGAAAAGGCCGGGGCGGGTGCCTCGGCCTTTCGTGTTGTCTGTTGTCTAGCTTTCCAGCCTCATGCGTAAATTGATGGCGGTTATGATGTATCCGTTCAGGCTTTCGCCCATCATGTTAGCGGCATCGCGGACGGCGGCCAGCTTGCCCTTGGGAAACCGGACAGACAGGGAGTCGTAGGCTTTTTTGTTGTAGCGGTTGCGGGCGTCCAGCTCGGCGCGGCTGTAATTGCGTTTCGGCATTGTCAAGCCTCCATTCCTTTTTTTGCAAGCGCACGTTTCGCGGCTTCAATCAGGGAGGCGCGGGTTACGGTGTTGTATCCGATTGCGCCGCCGTTTTCGTCAAACAAAACAAGCTCGTTTTCCGTGTCGCCGTAGTTGCGCTCAAAATGTTTCCATGCGGGGCGGCTGTCAATCTTCATCGTCTGCAAGTCCAGCGTTACGCGCCATTCCGGGCACTTTGCTTTTACGTTGTTATTGATAAGACTAACAAGGCCGCGTGCTATCGTGATTTTCTTTCCCATTGTCTTTTCCTCCTTTTACTTGTGTGGGCTTGGCGGGCTTGCGCCCGCCTTTCTTATGCTTCTCTTGCTTTGCGTTGCTTTTCGAATACGCCTTCCATCAAGTCCATATAGAGATTAAAGTTTTCAATATTGGCGGATACTGAAAGCCTGTTGATGATTCCTTCTCGCTCTATTTCGAAGTCGGTTCGAATTGGGTACTGCCTGATATACTTGAATGTATATCCGTGCTCTTTTAGCCATTCCTCGGTCTGTAAATCAAATACGCGCTTGTAAATCTTCTTTTCCTTTTTTGCCATTTTCTTTGCCTCCCTTTGTGGCTTGGCGGGCTTGCGCCCGCTGTGCCGGTTGTCTTACTTCCCCATTCCGTACAAGGTCGCGATGGCGATGCGCGTCACGGTTGCTTGAATTTCCTCCATCGTCATTCCTGCTTCAAAGCACTTTTGCATCTTCGCTTTGACTTCCGGGTTTTGCGCGATTGCGGCGGCCCTTTCGCCGATAAGGTTGTAGGCTTGCTCGTTTGTCATCTTTTCTTCCTCCTTTGTTTTTGTCTAGGACTTTTGTTTCTCCTTATCATGACTACATTATATCATGAACACATGATAAAGTAAAGGCTTTTTTTGAAATTTTTTATAAGCCGCTATCCCTTGCGGCAGTAAGCAAAGCGGCGGTCTGGCTGGCTGTGGATAAACTTGTGCAAAAATATTTTTTTATAGCACGTTCTTTAATTCGAAAAATATGTGCTATAATTGTTATGGCGGTGAAAGCCGCAGGGCAAAACCTCCTAGCGCAACATCAAGAGACAGCGTTTCGGCGTTGTCTCTTTTTGTTGTGCCGGAGATGGGGAGTGTAAACGGTTGACGCTTGAATTACAGCCTATATCATTTGCGGAGGCGTGTGAGTTTATCCGCGTACATCATCGGCATCATATCCCGCCCGTCGGCTGGAAGTTTGGCATCGCAGTCAATGACGGCGAAAAGGTTGTCGGTGTGATAACTGTCGGGCGTCCTGTTGCAAGGCGGCTTGACGATGGCTGGACGTTAGAAGTCAATCGGTGTTGCACAGATGGCACAAAGGACGCTTGTTCAAAGCTCTATGCGGCGGCATGGAGGGCGGCGCGTGCTATGGGATATAAGCGTCTTATAACGTACACGTTACCCGAAGAAGGCGGCGCAAGTTTGCGGGCCGCTGGCTGGCGAGAGTTATACACGACGCGCGGCGGCTCATGGAATGTTAAAAGCCGGCCGCGCGTTGACAAAGGCCCGACGTGTCAGAAAACCTTGTGGGAAGCGATGGCATAAGCGAGAAGGTGAGAAGATGCTGAAACGGCTTTGTCCAGCTTGCGGGCGGTCGAAGGTTCCCGGCGTGCCGTGTGAATGTCAGCGCGGGCGGCATCGGCTATATGACAAGATGCAGAGGAACGAGAAGGCCGCGAGCTTTTATCATTCGTCGGCTTGGCAGAAAACACAACGGGCAGTCAGATCACGGGCGGGCGGTTGTGATGAATACGTCAAGGCGACAGAGGGGCGAATAGTTCCCGCCGATACGGTTCATCATATCGAGCCGCTTGAGGATAGTCCGGGCGCGTCCCTGGCTCTTGATAACTTGATATGCGTGTCAAGGCGCACGCATAAATACATACATGACAGGTACGCGCTCGGCAAGAACGAGAAACAGGCGATGCAGGGACGCTTGCGTGATGCTTTGGCAAAGGTGCGGCGGGTTTGGGATATGTGATAATGCGCTATCCCTTGCGAGAGTAGGAGTGCCATACACCCTCGCAAACTATTGCTAGAGTAAGGATTCAC